CCGAATTGGCTTGACACCAAAGATGTAGCATGATATAACTACAAAATTCGATCAGTGTTAAGGAGAACATACACATGACAAATCAAGTAACTACAATCGACACTAACAACTACGCAGCTATGGCAAAGGCAATGGGCATGGGCCAAGCTGCATCTACAGAAAAGAAAGCAAGTTCTCTTGCTCGTCTTCGTATCAACCACACACCAGTGATGGGACAGGCAGAGGTCAAGGGTAAGCAGGTAAACGTAGAGGTAGTAGAGGGAGGCACATACAAACTAGAGATTCCTGATGGTCCTACATACTTTGCCGAGAAGGTACTCATTCGTCCTTTCATGCAACGCTTCATGTACAAGAAGTTTGTCATGGGCAATGACACTACACCTAACCGCTACGTCAAGACTGTTATGGGTGACAACCTAAACTCAGACATGAAGGACAATGACGGTGGGTTTAACTGTGGTAAACCTTCTGGTTGGATTGAGGACTTCACCAGTCTACCTGACAGCATGAAAGAGTTGATCCGTTCTATCAAACGTGTACGTGCTTTGTTTGGTACAGCTACACTGGGCAGGCCCACAGATGCACAGGGTAATCCTGTTGATGTAGGCACGGTCCCGTTTATATACGAGATTGAAAACCGTGATGCCTTCAAGACATTCGGTGGTGTATTCAACAAGCTCGGTAAGATGCAACGCCTACCACCACAGCACTACATTGATTGTGGTACAGAGAAGCGTGACCTACCTAATGGTAGTTGCTTCTATCTGCCTACTGCAAACCTTGATCTTATGTCTACACTAGACATGGACAATGATACACAGGAAGTCTTTGCTGACTTTATGGCATGGATTGCTAACTACAATCAATACATACTAAACGAATGGGGAGACAAGATGCAACATGACAATGAGGAAATCCCAGATGCCATTGTAGATGATCTGGTGGACATTGATGCGGAGGACTTTGTGTAATGGACATGCCACCATCAGGCATTGTCTATGACATGTCAAATGCGGAGTACCACAAACAGATAGGGTACTCTTCGTCTGCCATTAAAACGGTGTGTAAGCAATCGCTTGCACACTACATGGCACAGAAACCATTGGGTGACAGCCCAGCATTTGCATTGGGGAGTGCAGTACATGCTACGTTGCTTGAGCCAGATCGTGACCTAGTTATCAAGGGGCCAAAGACACGTGTGTCTAAGCTGTTCAAAGACCTATACGCTAACAAGACTGAAGACCAAGTTGTCCTTACAGAAGTGGAATACCATGTACATAAAAAGATGTGTGAGTCTGCACTGGCTAACGACAAGTGCATGAAGCTGCTAACAGACAAGCGTAGGGTCACAGAAAGTAGCATATTTACAAGTGATCCTGCCAACGGTTTGAACCTAAAGACAAGACCAGACCTATACATACCAGAGACAGGACAGATTGTTGACATCAAGACTACTATCGACGCTTCACCAAAAGGTTTTGCGGAACAAGTGGGTAAGTACGCTTATCATATACAAGGTGCTTTCTATTTGCATACTTGTAAACTGGCTGGCCTAGACGTAAAAGAGTTTAGCTTTATGGCTATTGAAAAGACTGCACCTTACATAGCACACGTGCATGTTATGTCACCTGAGTTAGTAATACAAGCAACTAAAAGGGTTAAAGAAACCCTTGACTTTATAGCTGAAGCTAATAAGACAGGTGACTTTGGAACTGGTTGGGGTGATTACTCAACACTTAAAGTAGGAGACTTTTAATGTTTGATGAAGAAGAAGTAAAGGAACTTGAAGCAAAGATTTCAGACATGGAGACTGCTTTAAAAGCCGCCAAGCAAGACTTAAAACATAAGAAGTATGGCCCCTTGAGGGACGCCATTGCCACACGCAATGCTATGGATGAACAGGTGCAGGAAGAGTTGACCAAGTTAAACCTGACGCATGACCCTTGGGTAGTGCATCCTAGCCGACACCTTTTCTGGAGATGATGAATGGCAAGAGCTTTCGTGCAGCTAGAAAGTACGGGTACAGGAGTGGCCTAGAGGTTACACTGGCTACATATTTAAAAGAGCAAGGCGTAGATGCTGCGTATGAGTCCATGAAGATTGAATGGGAAGACCTCACATACAGAACCTACACCCCAGACTTTGTACTACCCAATGGCATCATCATTGAGGCCAAAGGATTATTTACTACCAATGACAGACGTAAGCATCTTGCGATAAAAAAGCAACACCCTTACTTAGATATACGGTTCGTGTTTGAAAACGGTAGACGTAAGCTAAGTAAAGGTGCTAAGAGTTCATACGGTGTATGGTGTGACAGGTACGGCTTTGATTGTTATGACAGGATAGTGCCTGAAGCATGGTTAAAAGAAAAGGGCAAAGCATTAGACACTAAGTTTGTTGCTTACCCCCATCCTAAAATAGTGAGGAAGTAAATGACAATCAAGGATATGATTAACGAACTAAAAGAAGAAGACTTTGTAATTCGTATCTCACCCTTTCAAGAAGACGGTACATGGGACGGTGATGTACAGGTGTCCTTGGTATCATCTGAAGATAACCCATTAAATGAAGAGGACTTTGCCTACATTTCTCACTTGTGTAGTATGCTCTGTGCTGTTATACCTGTCATTGAAGAGGACGAATATGTAAGGGATGCACTGCATCACTTTGTAAACAATAGACTTGATGATGAAGTACCAGACAAAGATGAGCCATCGTATACATCTGACGGTAATGTATTAACACTAACATCTAAGACAAGAGGTAACGCATAATGGTTAAATGGACACTACATGAGGCTGCTGACATGGATGAAGATGTAGTCAATTCTCCCCCACAATATAATTCGGGGGGTATTGAATGCATTGATGCAATGAAAGCAATGTCAGAGGGATCATACGTAGAGCCACACCATGCCTACTGTTGGCAGAATGCCTTCAAGTATATCTGGCGGTGGCCTTATAAGAATGGTGTTGAAGACTTACGCAAGGCAAGGTGGTACATAGATCGCCTAATAGATGAGCTTGAACATGATAGCTAATGTACTTATAAGGCTAGAGATTGATGAAGATGACTACCCTGTACCAGTAGACGGTAGTGTTGAAGAAGAATTGAATGAGGCTATGTATGCATACATCTATGATATAGATGGCATTACTATAACTAAGATGAGGATAATGACTAATGAAAAGTAACTACCTACCAACAGACTATCAGACCTTTATTGCAACTAGCCGTTATGCTAGGTGGCTAGATGATAAAGGTAGACGAGAAACGTGGGGTGAAACAGTAGAACGGTACATAGAGAATGTTGTTAAGCCTTGGCTCAAGCCAGTTGACCTTGAAGATGTACGTAATGCCATACTGGGGCTAGAGGTTATGCCTAGTATGAGGTCACTAATGACTGCGGGTAAGGCAGCAGAGCGTGACAATACCTGTATGTATAACTGCAGCTACCTACCCGTAGATGACCCTAAGTCCTTCGATGAAGCTATGTTCATCCTTCTCTGTGGTACAGGTGTTGGCTTCAGTGTTGAGCGGCAGTTCATCAGTAAACTCCCTGATGTTCCTACTCTTTTCCAGAGTGAAACTACTGTTGTCATTAAGGACAGCAAGGAAGGTTGGGCGAAAGGGCTGAGACAAGTGTTGGCACTCCTATGGGCTGGCGAAATTCCCAAGTGGGACGTATCTAAAGTCAGGCCAGCAGGTGCAAGACTAAAGACATTTGGTGGTAGGGCGTCAGGCCCAGCACCGTTGATTGATCTGTTTAACTTTGCTATTACTACGTTCAGACAGGCACAGGGACGTAAGTTGTCCAGCCTTGAATGTCATGATCTTATGTGTAAGATTGGTGAGGTAGTAGTGGTCGGTGGTGTTCGTCGTAGTGCAATGATTAGTTTATCAAACTTATCTGATGATCGTATGCGTCATGCTAAGTCAGGTAACTGGTGGGAGAATGCAGCCCACCGTGCCTTGGCTAATAACTCAGTGTCCTATACAGAAAAGCCAGACAGCATTGCATTCATGCGTGAGTGGACAGCCCTAATGGAGAGTGGTAGTGGTGAAAGAGGTATATTTAATAGAGAAGCATCAGTCAAACAAGCTGCAAAGAATGGCCGTAGAGAGTCTTGCTATGAGTTCGGAACAAACCCCTGTTCGGAAATCATTCTTAGGCCGAATCAGTTCTGTAATCTCACAGAGGTTGTCATTCGTGCTAACGATAGTCTGGAAGACCTTGCAAGAAAAACCCGCATTGCAACTATACTTGGAACCATTCAGTCAACCTACACAAACTTCCCATACTTGCGTAAAATGTGGCACACCAATACAGCAGCAGAACGATTGCTTGGTGTGTCACTCACAGGGATAATGGACAATCCCCTTATGACTGCAGCTAACAACGGGTTGGCTGAAACATTGGAGCATCTTAAAAATGTGGCTGTTTCTACTAACGCTGAGTGGGCTGACCGTCTTGGTATCCCTCATAGCACTGCTATTACTTGCGTCAAGCCC